TGTCACCGATAGTATCAGACACAACATTCAACACAATCTTTTCAAAACCCATTTCATTCTCCTAATCAACTGTAGTTATTATACACCAGTTTAGAACCTAAGACAACAACTAAATGCAATGACCCTACAATCCGTAGGGGATTGTAAGGCTTTGATTCTACAGGGTTTGGAGGGAGCCAGAAGCCTCTAGTCTAGAGGGCTGGCGAGGCAGTTTAGCCTGTGAAGACGGAGCCTGCAGGGGCGATCTGGATGCCAGATCCGAATAAACGGCTGTATTCGTTGCGCATGGCGTCCGCTGGCTCACCTTCGGCTGCGATAGCTGTTTTGTTCAGATAGACTTTACCAGAAACGTAAGGCATGTAAGGGGCTAGACCAACTCCGAGACCGTTCTCAGTTTGCTGAAGCATGATGCTTGCTGGGGTTTCTAGATGGTATCCAGCATCAGAGCTAGATGTTGTGTCAGCAATAAGTTCTTCACCACTGATCAATTTAAATACTTTGATTGTCATATTATTCCTCAATAACAAGTTGTTCAATAAAATCTGCTGCGCTGTTTTGATCTATAAAAAAATTCACGCTAGTTCTATCCATATCAAAAAAGTGTCGACTCACTATCATTACCTGTTTACTTTTATAAACAGATACCTTGAGAATCCAGTTACCACGACGAACCGTGATAAAGGAAATTAAGTTGGGAGAGAGTCTTGCTTTCATACCTAATTATTTAGGTATTGTTGCGTCTCCAGTAGAAGTCGAACGCATTATAATTTGTTTTTATTAACATATCATAAAACGCAATTCTATCTAAATAAGCATCTTTCATCACAGTCGCTGTAGTAGCTGGTTGAATACCAACAGCAGCATCAGACTCGCCATACTCACTAACGATTGTCATATCATTCTTTCGAGCGATATGTCTCATGACTTGGTTCTCAGTAAGGCAGTGCATGAATACTTCTTTGATGCCTTGCGTGCGTAACCAAGTTACAGCACGATCAAACATCTCTTGAGCTAGTCCACATCCACGATATTGTTTATCAACAGAGCAACCTAATTCAGCATCATCTCCCTTTACTGCAGCGTGGCAGGCAGCAATAAGATTTCCATCTTGGTCTTCGCACCCAAACCATTTTGACTGAGTATCAAAAGAAGAATGAATGTAATGTTCAATGTAGTTATCAGATACTACAGCACCGAATCGTAGGCGACGGTCTTCTCCTTGTAGTGATGTTAAATGTACTACAAGTTTGTCCTCATCTAATTGGGATAATTTTCTTGGAATCATAATTGAAGATGGGGCTTGCGCCCCATTGATTAGATCATTCTATTTCGACCCATTCGGGCGTAGTACTGTCGTTCTAATTGTTCGACATGTAATGACGTTCGAGGGTTATGAGCTAGAATATATTCTTCTAACGATTGAGTTCGGTCACGGAACACATAAACAAAGAATTGTTTTAGTGCTTGTAACATCATTCACCTTCGTTTAGAAATTGCTTACCAGTGCCAGCCTTAACTGGAACCTTTTTAGCTTTTGGAACTTCTGGAACTAATTTATCCAAAGCAATCTTCAACATACCATTGAAGATTTCAGCATCTTTAACTTCATACTGGTCACCGATAGCCCAAGCACGAGTAAACGCGCGATTAGAAATACCTTTGAACAAGAAGTTATCTTCTGCTTCTTTAGACTCTACGTTACCTTTAACGATTAGCTTACCGCCATCGATTGTCACATCGATTTCGTTTTGCGCGAAACCAGCTACAGCAATCTCAATTGTGTAAGTATTACCGCTCTTGCGAACGTTAAATGGTGGGTAGTTTGGGATATTCTTTGTCAAATCGTCATGCAAGGTTTGCATTTTCTCGAATTGTTCATCGAAACCTACGAAGAACTTATCAAAGTCCTTGAAAGTGTCTTGGCTAAAGAATGATGGTGTGAATGGTTTATTCATTTTGCGTTTCTCCTATTAAGCGAGTAAGTGATAAAATTGTCTCCCCGAAGGCAAGACAGGTGCCAGTTACTTTATCTGGCGACAATTACGTATGTCAGTTCAATTGCACGGACGCCTATACCGTAGACGACAACAGCCCTAAGGTGGGTTCTTTAAGCAGCTGGAGTTTCAGCTGCTGGTGCTTGTGCCATTGCTTGTGGATCACCTTGTTGTTTAATTTTAACAACCAAGTTAGCAACTTCTTCGAATGGGTGCTTACCCAATACAGCAAGAATAGTATTTACTTCATTAATTTCAAGTTCAAGTTTAATCATTTTGATTTTTTTCCTATGTTATATTTCGGTACCAATTCCCATTGGTCTTTCTCTTTGTAAGAGACCACTTTAATTTGAGACAGTGATGCTTTCTGCTCTGCCTGCGTAGTATTTAGGATCTTTAACAGATCCCAGTCCTGCAGCAAGCCAGTAATAGCATTACGTCTCTCGATATCACCAGCAGTGATGTTCGATTCTTTACCATCGAGCGCAAACAATTCCTTGAAATGCACGATGAAGTATCGACCTTGCTTATGTAAAATATGGCAAGATTGATATAGCTTTTGTTCTTTTCTGGAGGCAATCCCGATACGGGTTAGAGTTTCACGAACCTTCAGGAATGCATCTGGTTCTGGCAACGTCACCTCGAGCATGGACTCAGGAGTCCAGTCGTAATAAATCACTTCAACAGTCATGATTTTCCACCTTTGTATAATTTTTCTTTTATCATAATCAAGTGTTCATCGGAAAGGACATTCAATGCCTCTTTCGCCTTTTCGCTTGAATACCCATAGTACTCTTTTACGAGTTCTAAAGAAGATGATTCAGCATCGGCTTTTGCCCACTTGCTGAAACGTCGCTTCTTAGAAATAGTATTTAGGAAAAAAGAAAATTGCCAGTCAGCTGGACAATCATGATGTTGGTTCATCTGATTGGCTTGCATAACTGTATCGGGGAAATATCCCAAGGCTCGGTTCACGATAAACTTCACCTTGTTATAGTCTTTAACTGCTTCTGGATCTCCTGATAGTAAATCAACTTTAGTTTCGTTGATAGCTTTCACATAATCAAATGGACTCATTTAGCGAATCCAACTTCTTTAAGATTCTCTGGAGTTGCAGCGAATCGTTTTTCTGGATAACGCGCAGCCAATGAATCTTCTAGTTCAGCACGAGTCATAGCCTGAGCCATAAACTCATCAGTCTCTTTATTAAAGACATAATATTGACCACTGTGTCGTTCAATCTTAATCTGGATTAAGTCTTTAGCGGTATTCTCTAGATTCTCTAGATCTTCACCAAGCTGTTTCATTATGTAGTCAACTCGGCGTTTTGCCATCTCCTCACGGAGAACCCATCCTAAGATAAACCCTAAAGCGAAGACACCAAAGATAGATAAAAAATCTTCCATATCAACCTCACTTGAACTTACATTGCATCATAATCTCAGTCAAAGCAGCCATGATGTTTAGTTCATGGTCAGCAACGAATGCAGCTTTGTACTGATAGTCGGCTAGAATCAAAACCAATGATGGGATAGATCCTGCTTCCATTGTCGCAGCAGAAGTGTCATACAACTCTCGGAACAAAGAGACTGTGTCAGCATCTGAGTTCTTACCAACCCACTTACGAACATTAGCGTAGTCTTTCTCTTTAAGATTCTTCACCAAGTCTTTATAGGACTCTTCGTTCAGATTCAAAAGAATGCCAGAGTCGATCTTACCAGAAACAGCGTAGCGTTGAAGTTCATTCAACATACGACGATAGTCAGGAAAGTATTTAGTAACTAATTCAGCCACTACCTTTGGATCGAATTCAATACCCTCTTGTTTCAGGATCTGTGTGGCACGTTTAAAGAATGTACCAGCAAGTTGCTGTTTATCTTTGTTATCAATTTTAAAGTCGATAACAGCACAACGAGAATGAAGAGGTTCGATAATCTTATTCTTGTAGTTACAAGTAAAGATGAAGCGACAGTTGTTACTGTATTCTTCGATAAATGAGCGCAAGGCAGGTTGAACTGACTGGGCATTCATATAGTCGGCTTCGTCGATAATGATAATCTTCTTGGCGTCTGTCAATGAAACAGTTGTTGCAAAACCTTTGATGGTAGTTCGAAGAACATCGATCGAACGACCTTCCTCGGAACCGTTCACCATGATATACTCAGCGCCGATCTCATTACAGAGAGCCTTTGCTACAGTAGTCTTACCTACACCAGCAGTACCAGAGAATAAAAAGGTGGGTAGCTCGCCCTGAGCAATATACTCTTTAAACGTCTTCTTCAATGCATCAGGCAGGACGCATTCATCGATCGTTTGTGGACGGTATTTCTCTACCCACAGAAACTGTTCTTCACGTGATTCAATCATAATCAATCTTTCAAAAATTCAAATAAAGTTGCGCTGGGTTCTGTTCTTGGGAGATATTTACCATTAGTCTTTATATAACAGTCAGCATGGTAAGGACGAATATCATTACCATGCTTCTTATCTCTCTTACTTTTTAAGTATGCTTCTGAAAGATATCCATCTTTTTTACAAACAACACACTTAAATTTTGTGAGTTCCCGATGACCATATACCGTCATATGTTTGTGGTCATCGGCAGATTTTCTCCACAATTTCGCAACCAAGTTTTTCAACTTAGGCATAATATAAAACCTCTAGATTAGAAGTCGAAAGAAGAGTCAGCTTCAACAGCTACGTAATAAACCAAGTCGCCATTACCTTTAAAGCGAGAGATTTTCTTGCTTGAGATACTTACGGTGTAATCACCTGGAATCATCTTCAGGTTTTCTACTTTCAAATTAACTTTGAAGTTCTTGTCAGTTGTACCGACTGGCTCGCTGTAAGAGTTACCAGTTGCATTCTTCTTATCACCAACAACAGCAGTAATTGTAGAGCCATCACCAACGATAGAAACGTCAGCAGCACGAAGGACAGAAGCAGTGCGATGAATCATATTCAACATTGCAGCAGTAACAGAGAATTGAATCTCAGCATCTGGGAATGTGATAGACTTTTGTGGAGCAGTCAATACGCTTGCATCAGCAGCGAAATACTTAATGCTCATGCTACCTTGTTTGATGGTAACATACTTTTCGCTGAAGTCCAATTCAGGATCGTCAAACAAAGACATCGCGCCCAAGAACTCATTCAAGTCGTAGATGCCGAAGTCTGGGAATGTTTCAGACACAGTTGCGTCTGCCATAACGTTCTTCTGCGCAGAGATAGTCGCCAACTTGTTGCCTGCTTTCAAGAGCAAGTTGCTATTGATACTAGCAAAGTTCTTGATTAGGGCAGTTGTTTCTTTAGATAATTTCATATTTTCTCCAGTTAATAATATACTATGTATAAAAGATTATACGTCAAAAGGCTCTTCCAGCCAAATATATTTTGATGCTTTGTACAGATTGAACTCAGCGACAAGACGCTCATGTTCTTTGTGTGAACAGTACAGAGTCCACTCACGAACAACATCTGTAGATGTAATAGAGCCATCGCTAGTAGTGTAAGGTTCAGATAACATATATCCAAGAATGGTTTTATGTCCATCTAGACCAGTGATGTTACGTTCGATCGAGAACACGTTCATAGCAGCCCAGTCTACAGAGAAACTGGCACTAGCGAATTCGCCCTCAAGTCGTTCTTGATATTTTTTAATCTGATCCTCTAAATGATTGTTCTTCTGTTGAAGTTTAACATTTTCAGTAGCCAGTTTATAGGACTGGTCATCCTCTTTCTTTTCCCAAGACCACAGACTCATATTATTCCTTTGAGTATTTTACATCGTGTTCGTACAAGAACATTAAGCAACACAATGCGTGTGCCAAGTGGTGGATACCTGATTCAGGATCTAGTTCTTCATTATCTTTGTATGCCCAGAGATGGCGCTGAGCAGCGTCGAAATAACGACGTTTAGAATCTGGAACTTGTTTCCAATTATCTGGTTCATACTTCTCAGCACCAAACGTGAGAACCTTTACAGTCTCAGCTAGGGCGAGTGGAGGGAGTAAACCATATTGTAGTTTACCGCCATCAAATTTGCGACCACCAGTAGTCGCCTTCTGGGATGCTTTAACTTCGTCGATAGATGCCATTATGTCTCCAAGAGATGGGGGACGAATCCCCCATTTCGATTAAGCGCGGCTAAAAGCAGAAGCACCCAACACTGCATTAGCTGCAGCGATCATACGGCGACTTGGTTTGCCGATACGATACTTTGTGGTCTCTGTACCATCTGCCAACTTAGCAGGGTTACTGTAAACACAGTGTCCTTGTGTACGCAATAGATGAATAGCACGATGTGGATTCTTCAAACCAAATGAGCCAGCGATCTGCTTTGCAGTAACTTCGGCACCAGTAGACAAGTAATTCAACAACTTAGCTTGTTTAGACATATAATAACTCCATAATAAACCATCAACGAAAAATGCCGACAAGGGGATGGCATCCCTTGTCAGCGAAACAATAACTTATTTAATTAGATCTCGATACCATTTTCACGCAAGATAGCGTTGAAGTCTTCTGTGTCGTCATCGTATGTCATAGACTCATCGATGATGTTTTGCAGACGATTCAAATCAGACTTGGTCTCTTTCTCTACAGCCTTAGCTGCTGGAGTGGACTTGACTTTAACAGTCTTGGCGAGTTTGGCAACTTTAGCCTTAGCCTTAGCCTTAGCAACTGGTGATACCTTTACATCAGTCACTTCTTTTTGGTATGCTTTCATCTCATCAGCCGATGGGACTGGGAGTTGGTACAGACCACGCTCAACTTTGTTTGCAGCGAACAACCAGTTTGGATAACCGATCTTCTCACCTTTAGCGCCAGTGCGTTGTTCACGCATAACGTAATAGATGGACGCGCATTCTTTCAGAGTAATCTCTGGCTTCTTCTTGTACTGTGGATGGGCTTCCAAAACAGCGACAACGAAACGTTTTTGGGCGAGGGACAAAGCAGCGAATTTCAACATAATATATTTCCTTTTACAAAGATTTTTCAAGATAAGACATTAGTAT